TGAGTAGATGCGGCTTGTGTTTCAGGCGTTGTAGAGCCTTGCAACACTTTGTTGACATAGGCTGTAGGGTCTTTGGTTACAAATCCACCATAAGCCGCTAAAGCCTTTTCTTTGCTGCCTGTTTTTTGTACAAGTTGCTCAAGATATGTTTTGGCTGCATTTCTAGCTTCTTTTTCATTGAATGGATTAAATTCAATACCTTGCTTATGAAGCATTTGGACAGTTTCAGGTATAAATTGATACGGCCCCATAGCCTTGGTATCTTTATTCAAAGCATACCGATCTTTACCACTTTCAACTTTACGCAGACTGTCCAAGTCTCGATCTGTAATGACAGATGGCGCAGATGATGTAGTGGCTTGTTTGCCACCCAAGAATTCTTCTAATACATCAGCCATTATTGGCCTCCTACAACGCCAGTTTGCGAAAGCTGTTTGAGGTTACGATACTTGGTTAAAAAGTCTTTATATTGATTGGGATTAGGAAACAACCGATTCAATTCTGCTTTTTGTTTTGCAGGGTCTGTAACATCTTGAATGATGTTCATAGCTTCAAAAATTTTGGTGTCAGCGTTAGCGTTCCATGCCTGCTGATAAGCCTTCATGTTGTTGTCGCCATACTTTTGTGCAAACTGCTGTGCGCCATTCGCTTGCATATCCAAATTGGTTTGATCAGCTTGAACTCTTCTTGCAATTTTTATCAAAATATCAGGGGTAACTTTGGTTGTTCCATTTGCAACAGATGCCATGTCTAATCCAGCAACTGTTCCACCAACAGCGCCCATCGCTTTGGAGTTAGTAATGGCTAAATTTGCCAAGTCTTTAGCAAGCATATCGTATTGCTCGCTACCAAAAAACTGACGAATTGCTCTTTCTGCTTTTTCTGGTGCGCCACCTTTTTCAAATCCATATTGCGCTAAAAAATTTGGCACATACAAAGATTCACCAATTTTGTTGGCTTGTTGGATAACTTCTTCTACGTTTCTGCGATTTTGTGCCAAGCCTGTTTGTGCAGTAACTAAACTGTCTCGGTATGCCTGACCAGATGCTTGATTTTTAGCTTCTGTAGGTTCAGGAATGTAAGGTTGTGATGCGCTTCGTACAGGATAAGGCACACGCATACCTGGGGCAATCTCTGCACCCGCACCAACAGCAGTAGATGGCGCAGGGGCTTGCAAACCGCCCGCAACACCAAACGTAGCAGTCGGTGCAGCAGCGCCAACTGAAGGCTGAGTAATAATTGTCTTGCCGCCTTCTGTTGTTGAGATTGTTGGCGCAAGTGTGGCTTGCTGTTCTTTAGTTGACCACAAACTTTGGCCTGATTTAATCAATGCGTCAGGCAATCCATCGGCAGGAATCTTTGAAAAAATTGGCAAATAGGCTTCATTGACCAATCTTTTAACTTCAGGATCGTTATTGCTTTCAACAACCAAATTATTCAATTCATTTTTAACAAGTTCAGGGTCTTTAACACCCGCACGACCAAGCAATCCAAGTTTGGATGCAATGATTTGTCGTGTGCCTTGATCCATGTTTCGTTTGGCAGAAAACGCTTCAGTCTGAGATTTAGCCAAGTTCGTCAAGTCGTTGATGGCAGGAATACCCGTCAAAGGCATCAACTTTGGAATCATAGAAGTGAACTTGGCAGGATCAAATCTGCCCTCAGTCATAATTTCTTCAGGATTTGACATCAAATTCTGAAAATTCATACGTTCTTGGTTTTTTTGTTCAGCAACAGACAAATTGATTTCGCCAGTGCGAGTTTCTTGTTGCTTTTGTTGTAAAGATAAAGGATTAATTTGAGCTGCTTGTTGATACGCTTGTGCGCCACGAGCCATGTCAATCATGTCGCCAAGAGACGCACCTTGAACGGGTTTAATTTGCCCCGCAACTGGAGTTAGACTTAAATCTGCCATTTCTTATCCAATCAAGCGGGCTTAATATATTGGGAGAATTCTGAACCTAATGGTTGTGAAGATGTTGGTACATTCATCGACATTGCATTAGAAATTTGAGAGGGCGAATAACCTTGTGGAGTCAACAATTGAGACAACATAAAGTTATTACCTATGTTGCCGTAAGCGCCCGCCATAGCGTTAGCCGCACCAACTTGTCCCGCACCCAAAGCAGAAGCGCCACCGATACCCAATTGGCTCAAAGCGTTTGCAGTGTTTGATCCCAGAGTATTAGATTGAGATTGAGCCGCCTGACCAATACCCGCAAGGTTTGACAATCGGTTGTAAATGTTAGATTGTTGGTTTGTGTAATTGTTGAAAGCCTGTTGTGCGCCTGTTTTGGCGTATTCTTGGGCAAACTTTTGTCGTGCCAAATCCACATTAGAACCGCCACCGCCAACATTCATTGCTTGGCCTGTAGCACCTAAACCTTGTTCAAGCATAAATTTATAGCTTGGATCAAGGTTTCTAATCAAATCTTCAGATGTGAATTGCTTGGTAAACTCAGGCAACATTGTATTGATCTGATTTAATGCGCCATAACCCGCTTCACGATAAGGGGCTTGTTGTGCATTAAGGATGTCAAACATTTCACGCTGTTGTTGAGCAGCGTCTTGAGTTGCTTGATATTGTGTTTGAGAGGCTTGTGTAGCGGCCTTGGCTTGCTTATTAGCACCCAATAAACCTAATACTGCGCTTCCTCCGATTGCCCATGCTAATGGCATATCATTTCCTTTCGATCAAAACTTTATCAACTTTTTCGGGGTCTGTTTCATCAGTTGCATGGATACAAAACCACACAGCATCTTCTAAAGCCTCGATCATGTGATGAATACCCGCTTTGATCTCTATGCAAGCGGGGGCTATATACTCACGATTGTAATCATCTGTGGTCACTTTGACACGCCCTTTTGCTAACATACTTAGATGGCTAAACGAATGGGCATGAGTTCCAGCGGCAAAACCTTTGGGAATGTGCATTTCTTTGGCATAAAGACCATCAGAAAAGTGATGAGCAATACCTAAATCACATTCAAATTGACCTTCTAATTGGTCACTTATTTCAGATAAAGTCAAAATATTGCCCATTATGTTTCCAACAAAAGAATATTATTCGGGGTGTACTGAGTCATCAGCCAATTAGTCCCATCAGACACCAAAGTCGCTTGATCGCCTGAACTAGCAACAAGAATAGACGTACCCGCAGCACCGCCCGCAATCGGCACAACATTACTTGAAGCTGACACCAAAGCCTGAACTTGATAGTTCTGGAAATGCAATATTCGACCTGAATAAGCTGAAGCGGTGGGAAGCGTAACTGTGCAAGTCGAACCCGATTTATTGTTGATCAGCCACAAATCAGTAGCGGCAACTGAAAAATCAGCAGTTTTTGTAACTGGTGCAGAGTATGTCAGCCCCGTAATATCTGCGGCAACCAATGCCCTAAATGCGGGTGGGGCATCAGCGCCTGATGTTGGGCCAGCAAAGACTGTATTCGCAGTAGCTGTAGCAACGCCAGTTCCACCATTAGCAACAGGAAGAATCCCTGACACATGAGTCGTTAGGCCAATCTTGCCCCATGATGGCGCAACACCAACACCGCCTGAAATCAAGGCGTTTCCTGTCGCTACATCAGGCAGTTTAGCCAATGTCGTTGTGGTATTTGCATACAACAAATCGCCCACAGCGTAAGAAGAAAACCCTGTGCCGCCATTCACCGCAATCAGAGTTCCCGCCAACGTCACAGCACCCGTTGTCGCTGCGCTTGGAGTCAGTCCTGTAGTTCCCGCAGAAAAGCTAAGAACGCCCGTGTTGGCAACTGTGATTGTTCCTGTTCCATTAGTGACTGAGATGCCAGCACCATGCCCCAAAGTGTTCAGGGTGTATCCTGTGCCATTACCAATCAATAATTGACCATTTGCGGGGATGGTTGTGAGGCCAGTTCCACCAGAAGTTACACCAATTGCACTGCCACTATTTAGTGAAATAACCGATGGATTCATCAGCCATTGCAACCACGCCTGAGAGGGGCGACCCGTGTTGTCATCCAAAAAAGGCGAATACGGGATGTTGATGTTGGCATTTGGAAGTGCCGTAGCCATCAATTATCCCCTGCGCTAGATTTCAGATTAGCGGAAACAATCACCGCCTTGATGGGGTCGGTAATCACAACCTCAAAGATTCTGTCCCTAGACCATCCCAAACGCCTCCAAATGGCTCGATTCAAATAGTTACCAATCTTGCCGATCGTCACCCAATGCTCATTTGAGAATGTAGAGCCGCCATCATTTGACCATCTGAGCATGGCTTGGGGATCTTGGCCTTGACCAACATTCAGACCAACGCCTGGCTGAAATTTGATTTGGAACTCTTCAAAATACTGTCTTTGTAAGTCAGT